GCAACGTCTGTCTTGTATTTCGGGTCTGCCACCATCTGATAGAGTTCTTCCTTGCTTGGAGCGCCCTCGGATGGGATAGATTGTGTAGGTATTCTAGTCCCTTCAAACGCCTCTCGCAACTTAGAAAGCACCCGAATCCCGTTAGCTGTCCCGCCCATATACTTAAATTCCTCAAAGTCGTCCTTACTCAAGACTCCCTTGCGTACTAGGCTTGCACCCCACTCACCCATCCCTTTGATAATAGCGTCGGCGTTAGGGCCAAGCGCCTTGCGTTCCTGCTCAATGCTCATGGTGACTTGTTGTTCTTGCTCGCCTTGCATTGCAACAACAGGGCCAACTAGGGCATCTAGGGCTGCTTGACTTACTCCAAACTCCTTAGCCCAGTTAGATACGTGGCCACGAACAGGGTCATTATCTGGAATCTGAGCGAAGGCGCTCATGTCATACTTGCCATCTTCAGGGGCTTTGTGCTTGCCTTGGCTAATCTGCTTACGCAAATCCATCCATGACTTTGCAATCCCTTCTAGGTCTGGCGCAGAATCGTCTTTCTTCCAGAAGTTCTCTGGCCACCAGTCTGGACGCTCTAACGGCTCGTCGTCATCTTTTGGCTCTAAGTGCTGGATTGTGGTCTTGGCTGTGTCCTGATTCTGGCTTTCTTGGTTATCGGTTACTACCGCCGAATCCAATAGGCCAGCTTCTTGGCCTTCGCCATTTCCGCCGGGTTGGGTTTCTTGCGTTTCCATTAAAGTTTCCTCGCTCTCTTAATCCGTGCTTCAATGTCCCTTACTACGCTGTTCTGTCCCTCTCGGTAGAACCCATAGGACGGGTCGCTTCCCGGCACGGCGACGGGTTGCTCTAGTAGCGTGAGCCGTAGCCACGCCATAAGTTCTTGGCCATCTTCGGAAGTAAAGACCCGTAGGCAGAGCTTGTCTAGGTCTTCAGATTTCTGTGCGACATCTCTTATGTCAGTAGGTATTGCCTCTAGTTCTTCCCAACTCAATGGTTATCCCCTTATGCCGGTAGTTCGGCTTGTGCTTGAGCCTGCGCCATCTGCTGCGCCATAGCCATTGTCTGCTCCATCTTGTCGGCACGTTCTGCCGGTGATGCACGCATAACGGCGGGTACGCCCAGCTTGTCGGCAATAAGGTCGAGCATATCCCCGACCTTGACTGCGACTTGGCCCTCTGGCCCTGTTTGGCTGGCAATCTGGAAGAATTTGAGTGCTGAGTCTACTTCTTCCATATTCTGAGCCATAGCCAATGGGGATACTGCGGCCACACGAACCTCTAGCCCGTTTACCCGTAATGGCAGGTCAATGAGTCCACGGTCGTCCATAACCTGTAAAACCTTGGTGACTACCGGAACCATTGTCTCGTTAATCAAGCGGCCAAAGGCTGAGCCCAAGTTCTGAGCCAGTTCCTTCATACGCTCAACAATCTCGGTGGCCGAACGTGCGCTCATGTTATCTGGGGGCAAAGACTCGTCTAGCAAGATACGCTTGATGTTCTGCACCAAGTCGTTGATAACTAGCTGGCTAACGTTGAAGTCTCCCGAGCGTGGTAACGCCTTGAGGGATTCTCCCTGTGGCCCACCGTTACGTGCAACGGGAATGATTGCGCCCGGCACGATGCGGATAGTATTAGGGTTGAGCACGCCATCGTCGGCTGCGGTATAGACACCAGCAATTGCAAGGCTTGCGTTTTTGAGCAAGAGTTCCTTGGTTTTGTTGAGTGTCTTAATGTCTGGCAGGGCGGTTAGTAACGGGCCACGTCCATATATCTCACCAGCCACCTTCATGTAGCGAGCTACAATCCACGGGCTATTCTTAATCTTACGGTAGACAATCTCTTGCTTGGACTCCTTGTGGATAACGTAGTATCCGAAGTCTCCACGCTTGGGGTCAACGATTGTTGCCTCGATAAACTCGACTTCCTCAGTAGGCTTGTCTTTAATCAGCCTAGCCAATTGGCTGTTATCAGGAATGATTGCGTCTTTCCATTGAACTGCTACGGCTTCGGCCTTGATACGCATACGACGGTAGACGTTATCTACCTGTCCGTTGGCGCCTTCCTCAAACGCAACAAGGTACTGGGGAACCGGCACAAAGTTTACCGGGGCTACGTCATCTCCCGGCTGAACCATGAGAACGGCTGTGCCAACAGATAGGTCTAGCAGAAACTCGCCAATGGCAATGTCAAAGTTAGACTGTTTGAGAACCGCAAACATTTTCTCGTTGTAGACATCCAGCGCAGCTTGGGCTTCGGCACGGCGCTCATCAGGAATGTCCGGCCCGGGTTCCAGCTTGCACCACTTACGCTGTGGCGGGAAGATGCCAGACTGAAGGCGGTTGGCAAAACGCTGGGTTGAGCTAATAGCCGTAGAATCAAACACACGGCCCATCTTCTTAGCACCGCCTACCTTGCCTTCCCAGTAACCGTCATACAGGTTGCGCTGGGGCAGAGCAAACTCGTACGCATCTTCGTACAAGCTCCTGAAGTCGTCCTTCTTGCGAAGTGCAACGTCGTGGCGTTTTAGTACATCCTCAGACTTTAGGCGTGCCATGTTCAATCCTTTTTGTGACGCATTGCAAAATTACGTGCAGCTTCTTTGCTGCCAAAGCCCCATGCTTTTAGGGCAAGTTTTAATCTAGTCGGTCTACCCTTGCTGTCAGTCAATGGCCCAGCCATGCCGCCAAACCTAGCGGCAAAGCTAACCCGGCGTGGGTTTGTGCCAGACTTAACCGGAGACTGAAGATTGCCACCTTCTTTTCGCTCAAAGTGTTTGCGACCGGCTTCGTTAAGCCCGCCCTCTGGGTTTTGATATTTTTTCTGAACCATTATTCGTACCAATCCAACATTAGTTCTGCCTCATGCGACTGGGAGTTGACGTTAGTTAATCTAAAAAGATAGGTGGTCAGAGGCTTTAGAACAAACTCAGCCGTAAATCCCTCGCCACCAGTACCGGTACCGCCTTGTCCACTGGCAACAAACTCCCCAAAGATTTCCGTTCCAAGAGAAGTTACGGTTGGAGTATGTACGGCTGCGGCAACGCTGGTTGTTGTGATCGCCCTGTTGCGACGCTGAATCGTCATTGACGTACCACCAGATGTGGTCGGAGCTTCATAGATATAAAACTCTGACGAGCCGCCACTTTGGTAAGTAAACACGCAATGAGGGGCATATCCAGAAGGCCAAGCAAGAGCTATATCTAAATTGCCGTTGACCGCCAAAGGAGAGCTTTTGGTAAACGTCTTGTAAACGTAAAATGCTCTGCCCTCATGCAGGCGCAAGTGGTTTACCTCAATGACAGGAAACGGCTTGTCTGACGAGGTCAGAAAGCTATTGCCATCCTTATCAACGTAAGCCGGGGTTACAAACCTAGACTTGGTGGTAAACGACTCCTGCTGAACCTGAACGGCCATCAGCTATCCTCATCTTCTTCGTCTAAGTGCATAGCCTTTTTCAAGTCCATGTCACTTACTTTTTTGCGGCCTTGTTCTTTGGCTAACATCTTGGCTACCTTTTTGTGAAACGCCGTAGGCTTGCGAGGCATCTCATCTTCATCTTCTTCGCCTTCTTTGTTCAAATAAATTTCAATTTTCATTATTTATTCTTTGGCTTCATTGCGGTTTTAGCCGCTTTCTTAAACGCATCGTCAGTTGGCGCACCCTTGGAACCGGGCTTACGCATCTTCTCGCCTGAGCCCTCTTTTATACGCTCACGCTTTTCATGGATGTTGGCATAGAGTCCGGGCTTCATTTCTTGGCCATCCCTGCCTGAGACATTGCAATTGCCACGGCCTGCTTTTGGCTCTTAACTACCGGGCCACCTTTGCCTGAGTGCAGGCTACCGGCCTTGTACTCACGCATAACCTTGGCAACCTTTTTTTGCATCTTGTCTTTTTTGTCCATGATTATTCCTTACACCGACGGGCCGGAGCCTAGCGTTTGACCGCCTACACCTGACTCTGGTGTTAGTCTTGCCTCAGACAGTAGCGCACGCCCACCACGGCGAGCACGGCGGCGGGCCATCATTTCCTCACGCATAGCAGCAGCAGGCGTAGCTTCTGCTTTTGATACTGCTGTTTTTGCTAAGTCAGCAAGAGGGTTTGTTCCTTGCTTTTCTTTTATAACTCCAAGTTTTTCCAAACCTTTTTGAACAGGTTTAACGACTCCGCCCATTACATAATCCTTTCTGCGCTTGCTGCGCCCAATGTTTGAATCCCAGTCTCAGGCGCTACACGTGCCTCAGACAACAACATACGTGAACCACCACGTGACCTAGCCCGACGCTTGGCCGCCTCGGACTCCATCATGTCTCGCTTTTCTTCCTCGGCCTGCTGGCGTTGTAGCTCAGTCTGCTTCCGAGTTTCCTCAATCTGGCGCTCAGCACCGCTGGTGTCTGGCTTCTTAAATAGTCCACTCATCTCTAGTCCTTGCCATCATGTATGAATCAGAACCGTCCGGTAAAAACTTCCGCATCAAGCCTTCTTCCTGAAAACCCAACGCTTTTGCCCACCGATACGCCCTTGCGTCATCAGATTTTACTGTGATTTGTAGCCGGTGCAATCCTTCTGATACCTCTGCGATATACAGAAATTGTTTTGCAACCGAAGTCATACCCTTTGGATAGCGTCTAATCCTATCATCGAACATCGACCAAAACTCTGCCAATCCTTTCCAGTATGGTATGAACCCAAAGACTGCGAGTGGTGTGCCGTGGATAAGCGCAGTTATGGCTGGGCCAAGCATAGCTTGCTGGTTCATGTGCTCGGCAGGGGATTGCTGGGATGCCAAGACTTCGGGGTTAGATACCCTGATCTCCATTGCGTGCAGGGGTGAGTAAGGAATCAGTACGATTCCGCCCCTATTCTTTATCTGAGAGTTAAGCTCAAGAATGTCCAAATACGTCAAATTCTGTATTGACTACGGTTTGTGCGGTAAACGTCCTAGCCTGCCCGGAGTTGGACTTTGTCATGCGCTTGTGCTCTCCGCCACCCAGCAAAAGGTAGCCAAAGGCGTCGCCTACGTGGGAGTGTTCATTCTTATTAGGGCTATCTCTAAACCGTTCTTGCCCAGCGCCTACGGCAATGCGCTTGAAGTGATACCCGCCAGCCAAAGATTTCCGCAATAGCTTACAGTTACGGTTTACAAGTAGCCCGGGTTTGCCAGCGACAAGCCGCTGCATTGGCGCAGCCGATGCTTCTCGGCGAACCTTGAAGTCGTTAGATGGCGTAGGCTGAGCACGTAGACCAAGGGTACGTAGATAGTCAAAGGCCGTGACTTCATAGATAGCATCTCTGGCCATACCCGCTGGGTCGCCCCATACCAATACTTCGGCTTTAGGATAGCGGGCATTGAGCTCAGCCAATAATTGTTGACCAAATCGCTCCAAGCCCATATCGAAAGTAACGATTTCGTGGAGCACGTGCCATGTACCGCTTGGCATACGCTGGCCTATGACTGCGGCTGGCGTCAATCCAAAGTCAAGCCCTACTTGGATTGGCATGGTTTGGTCGTGTTCCAAGTCGGAAGTCATTAGTAGGTCGTCGTACTCTGGCCAGACTGGTCTACCCTCTTGGACGTAGGTGTACTTGCCCTCGGCGTAGCACCTAATCCAGTCCAAGTTCTTACCAAGCAACATCTGCTGGTAGTAACCGGCTGGTAGGTTACGTACGTTTTCTGCGACGGTATTCATCTTCCACCACCGGCCAGCAGAGAATAGATGGTCGTTGGCTTCTGGATTGTCAGGTAAGTCTTTAGGGTCTACCTCAACGACACCACCGGGCTGCTTATAAAACTTCCAAGCGTATGCTCCGGTCATCTTTTCTTTTTCTGCGAGCCTGTGCCACCAATGGTCGTCATCCATTGGGTTGGTATCCATCCAGATACCGTGCCAA